CAACCGGATATTCGCCAACCACGATCAGTCACGATTGCTTACACAGTTCAATCATTGCTGTTCTATCAGGTGGCTTACTGGGAATGCACCGCTATATATAGCGATGATGGACGGCCTGCGCGTTTTGCGTGGGTTAATAATGATCGCATTGGCACAATACTTAATGATGCAGGCACAGAGGTTAAGGCATATACCGTTGATAGAGATGAAAGGCCAATGAGCGGCGTTGGTTCACTCATTACATTCCAAAGTTTACAGCCTGGAGTTCTTACAACTGGTGCTCGTACAATTACAGCTGCATTAGATTTAGAAAAGGCCGCAAGTATCGCAGCGCAGACACCGGTTCCATCTGGAGTGCTCAAAAATACCGGGGCGGATTTGCCAGAGGCTACAGTGCAAGGGTTATTGGCATCATGGAAGGCCGCTAGAAATTCGCGCAGTGTCGCCTACTTGACTAGCACTCTCGATTTTCAAACTACTTCATTCTCGCCTTCCGAGATGATGTATTCAGAGGCAAAAAAAGATTTAGCAACAGAAATTTGTCGTTTAATGAACGTACCAGCCCATTATGCATCTGCCGATAACCAACGCACACAGACATATCAAAACGTCCTCGATGCACGCAAAGAATTTTTTGCATACACATTAGCACCATTTGTAAACGCCATTGAAGATCGTTTAAGCATGAACGACATAACAAACTCTGCTAGTAAAGTCCGATTTGATGCCGATGAAACATTCCTGCGCGCCGATGCAATAACAAGATTAACTGCATTGGAAAAGATGCTCTCTCTTAACCTTATTACCTTAGACCAAGCCAAAGCAATGGAAGATCTAACCCCGAACGGAGACTCATCATGAAGTTAACATTTGCGATGCCGATAGAGGCCGCCGATTCAGAGCGGCGCATTATTTCGGGCAAGATTATGGAGTATGGCGCAGTTGGCCAAACTTCTGCCGGGCCAGTTGTATTTGCTCCCGGCTCTATTGAGATTCCAGCTGCTAACAAAGTTAAACTGCTCGCACAACATGACACAACTAGCCCAATTGGGCGGATGCAATCCTTTAGTACAGAGGGTAATTTTATCTTTGGTACTTTTAAGATTAGCGCAAGCGCAAAAGGCAGCGATTATTTAATTTTAGCCGCTGAGGATTTAGTGAGTGGCTTATCGGTAGGAGTAGATGTGATTTCAAGCGTGCCCAAAGATGATCACATCTATGTTACTGCCGCACGTTTATCCCATGTCGGTTTAGTTGAGTCACCAGCATTTGAAAATGCCGTAGTAACTAAAGTTGCCGCTAGCGAAAGCGAAACGGAAAACAATCCCAATCCAACAAATGAAAGCGAGGCGGTCATGTCGACAGCCACAGAACCAACTGCCACAGAGGTAGAGGTAGAGGCTCCAGTAGTCGAAGCCGCTCGCCCTATTGTGCAGGCACAGTACAAAGTGGGAGAAGTCCGCTCACCAATCCAAACTCACGGAAATTACTTACAACATCTCATTGCAGCTCGTACGGGCAATGAAGAGTCAAGCGATTACATCCGCGCCGCAGATGCACAGGCTCGCAAAATTGAAGCCGCAAACGATTCATTTACAACAAACCCAGCATTTAAGCCAATTGCATATTCACCAGCAATCATTGATGCAACGGTCTATAAGGATCGTCCAACCATTGAAGCGTGCGGTGGCACATTAGCCTTGCCGGGTTACGGAATGACCGTGTCACATCCAAAAATTACGACTGCCGGCACAGTAGGCACAGTTGCAGAAGGTGGTAGTACAACATCTACCCAAATCGTGTCCTCTTATGTTGATGCGACAGTGGTCAAGCTAGCCGGTCAACAAATAATGTCGACAGAATTGTTAGAGCGTTCTGCTCCATCATTCTATGATGCCATGTTTAACAACATGACAAAGGCATATAACCGCGCAGCCAACGCCGCCGTAATTGCAGAAATTGTTAGCGGTGGTACACAGGCAGCAACACAGGCAGGCACACTTGCAGGCTTACAGACTTGGGTATCCCTTGGAGCACCAGAGGTTTATGCAGGTGCTAAGGAAATGCCTACAGCCGTCATTGCTGGCACATCGGTCTGGTCAACTTTAATCGCTGGCCAAGATTCAACCGGGCGCAATTTGTTTAATGCGCTTAATCCAATGAACGCCAATGGTACAGCTGGCCCACGCTCCCTCAAGGGCGATTTCATGGGGCTTGATCTATATGTTGATAGTTCAATGGTTGCCACAACAATCGATGATTGTGCATTTATCATCACACCATCTGCAATTGCTATCTACGAAAGCCCAAAGCTTACAATGAGTGTTAACGTGGTTGCCACTGGTGAAGTCAATGTTCTTTTGTACGGATATTTTGCCGTCAAGACTCTCATTGCTACTGGCCTCAACCGCTTTAACCTAACCTAAGCAAACCCCTAAGCCGCCTGTAGGGCTAAGAGGCCTTGGCCCTACAGGCCTTTAGCAAAGAAAGGATTAAGTCATGGCCGCGAGTTATACGACAATGCAAGAGCTACGCGATTCATTGGGTATCGGCACTCTATACACAGATGCCACCGTTGAAGAATGTTGCCAAACTGCCCAGGACTTAATCAATAGTTTTTTATGGTTTGATGTTGCACCAGTGGTGGCAGTAGGGCTTGCCTCAAATATCGCTACAGTTGTCATAGCAAATCCGGGCTTATTTGTCGTTGGCCAAACCGTCACTATTGCCGCCGCTGGATCAACATATAACGGGGCCCGGGCAATTACCGGGCAGGGGCCTTATCTAACTCAAGGCTCACCATTTTTAGTTTTACCATCGCGTTATGCCTTCCCATTGGGTTATCAGTATCTTCAATTTGCCATTACAGCATCCGATGATCCGATGCACGCAGTCCAACCCTTTGGCACTATGACAGGCCCCGACACAAAAACGGCTACATATGCCACAACAGCTGCAATCCGTTCGGCCTCACTTATCTTGGCTACTAACATTTGGCAATCTCGCCAATCCGTACAAAATGGAGCAATGGGTGTCGATGGTTATGCACCAAGCCCATTTAGAATGTCGAACACACTCATGGCATCGATTAGGGGATTATTAGCACCATACCTAAACCCCGGCTCAATGGTCGGATGAGCCATGACGGTAGCGTTAACAACATTACGGACAACAATAGCAACGGCTCTAGCCAATGCTGGTGTATGGCAAACCTTCTCGTATCCACCATCCACAATTCTTGTCAATTCGGTGATAGTTGCGCCGTCCGATCCATACCTAGTACCGAGCAACAATTCGCAATCAGCGATTTCGCCAATGGCCAACTTTAAGATCATTATGACGGTGCAATATCTGGATAACCAAGGTGCATTTGCTAACCTAGAGGCTAGGATGATCGCCGTTTTTAACAAACTCGCCTCATCTGCCATTGTCTTTAATATCACGGGAGCATCCGCCCCGGCGGTATTAGATACACCGGGTGGGGCAATGCTCACATCCGATTTTACCATATCCGTTCTAACAGCTTGGAGCTAACAAATGAGCGATACAAATAAAGAAAATGAGGCTTGGCTCATTAAAGTCGGCCAAGTAAAAGACAATGCACCAGAAGTGGTTGCACCAACACCAACAGAAACAGAGGGAAAATAAATGGCAATTTATCTAGATAACAATGTTGGTCTAAAAATCGCAACCATCGATTTATCAGACCATGTTACGGCAATTACACTCACTCAAATAGTGGATGAAATCGAAGTTACGGCAATGGGAGATACAGCCCATAAATTTGTTGGCGGCCTACAAGCTGCAACATTGACTGTAGATTTCTTAAACGACTGGGCGGCAGCTCAGGTTTGTACAACACTGCAATCGGCCTTCAACTCAACCGTGGCAGTGTCAATGATTACCGTCAAGGGCACAGCGGTTGGCGCGACTAATCCAACCTATCAATTTTCAATTTTTGTAAACAACCTAACCCCGGTCGGTTCAGGCGGCGTGGGCGATGTTGCTACGTCTAGTTTGTCCTTTACTGTCAATACAGCCGTCACAGTATCCACATCGGTCGCCTTCTAAGGAGAAAACAAATGGCACGCTTGAAAATCACTAGGGCCTCTGGTGAAGTAATCGTTGCGATTACGCCAGTGGTTGAGTATGCGTTTGAGAAGTATTTTGGCACAGGGATCCAAAAGCAGATTCGAGAGCACGAAAAGGAAAGTGACATCTACTGGCTGGCTCACAATGCACTCCAACGCATTGAAGTCATTGAGCCATTCGGTGAGAAATTCCTCGAAACTCTCATTTCAGTCGAAGTTTTGGATGATGAGCCTGTAAAAAAATAGATAGGGGCTCATTTACTTATCTGGTGGCGCAGTTGGCCATTGAGTTAAAGATTAGCCCGAACGAGGTATTGGAGTTAGATGAGAGAATGTTTGCGGCGGTGCTGCAAGTATTCAACGATAGAGCAAAGGAGAGTGAAAATGGCAGTCGTAAAAGGCCTAGGCCAAACTCTCGCAATGCTTAACAAGTTTTCGCCAGATCTACGCAAGGGCATCGACAAAGAGGCCCGGTTATTCTTAAAAGTCATGGTGCGAGATGCCAAAGGTTTTGCACCGGATACCAATAGCGTTCTATCAGGCTGGGCATCTAGTAATAAGGGCAGAAAAATAACTGCCCAATCCTCGATGTTCGCTACGCGCTCATTCCCTCTCTATCAAGCTAGCGAAGTCAAGGCTGGCATTGATTACAAGGTGGGCGGGATGAAAACTAGCCGCAATGGGTTTAGGGCCTTATATGCGATTCGCAATAAATCGGCCGCTGGTGCGATCTATGAAACCGCTGGGCGCATTAATCCACAGGGCCAACCGTGGGCAGGGCCAACTGCATCCCCGGGCAACCACAAAGTATCTCACTCACGCAATCCCAAAGCTGGTGAGCAATTTATCAATGCAATGGGCGAGCGTACTATTTCAGGCAAACATGATGGACGTTTGGCATATCGAGCAGTCGAAAAGGACAGAGGCAGGGCAATCACTGGCATTACAAATGCCGTTGCCCACGCCGTTAACCTTGCTAACATGGCCGCGAGGTTAGTGCCATGATTACAGTACCCATAGTATCGACCTTCAACCCTAAAGGATTATCTAAGGCAGAAAGAGCCTTTAAAAGTTTTGGCACATCCGTAGGCCGTTATTTAGGCGTTGCCGCCATTGCCAAATTTGGTCAAGTGTCATTAAAGGCATTTGGCGATAATCAAAAGCAAGTGGCAATTTTGACCAATACATTGAAAAATCTAGGTCAAGAATACCGAGCCGCCGGGGTTAATGATTTTGTCGATAAATTATCTCTTGCCTCTGGAGTTACCAAAGAACAATTGGTTCCCGCATTTCAAGGGTTATTTATTTCATTAGGCGATGTGAATAAAGCCCAAGATGCCCTCAAACTCGCAATGGATATTTCTGCCGGTACTGGCAAAGACTTACACACCGTACAGGTTGCGCTCTCTAAGGCGTATTTAGGCAATTACACCAGCCTTACACGCTTAGGTGCTGGGCTATCAAAAACATTGCTCAAAACGGGCGACATGCAAGCCATTACCGCGCAGTTGGCGGCAACATTTAAGGGCGATGCCGCTACAGCTGCCGAAAGTTTTACAGGCAAAATGGATCGCCTTAAAGCATCTGCCAAAGATGCAGAAGTTATCATTGGCGGGGGTCTAGTCGATGCCTTAACCCAATTAACAGGCAGCGGCGATTTAACGAAATTTCAGGATGCCTTTCATAACGCGGCTCAAGAGGTGGCCAATATCATCACAGGGCTTGGAGTTGTCGCTAGCAAAATAAGTGCTATCAATAGCCTCTCTGGTGGTTGGTTATTTAAGTTAGTAAAATCTTTATATGATACTTCACCGGTCGGCTATCTTGGCAGTCTTGGAGCCAATGCAAACGCACCAAAACCAAAACCATTTTCAGGGGCGATGAGTGTATCGGGAGCATCCGATTATTACACTGGGATGGATAAGGCAACAGCGGCCAAACTAGCTAAACAAAAGAAAGATGAGTTGGCGGCCCTTAAAGCCAAAAACGCCGCAACAGCCTTAGAATTACAACAAAAGAAAGACCAAGCGGCCTTAGATGCCCTCAAGGCTAAGTTTGATTTAGAGCGCATTGGGATAACCAAAGCCCTAGCCGATGCCACCGATGCCGAAACTAAGGCACGTTTGCAGGCAATGTTGGCCATATTAGATGCCAACGCGGCAGAAGTTAAAACAGCCAATGCCACATTAACGGCAGAGATGAAGAAAACGGCAGATGCCAACGCGGCATTGAGCCTATCGACACTTAGTGCAGCTGGCAGTGTTGTCCAATGGGCGAGCGCATTAGAAAAGTCTAGAGAGTCCGGGGCATTTCAATTAGCGGGGCAAACTAACAATGCCGCGGCTAATGCCGTTGTGGCCAATGCATCCGTCACGGCTGGCACACAATTTGGTAACGGCAAGGATGCAACTTACGATGCAATGTTGGCGGCGGTATTGGCGGCCACAAAGGCTCTTACCGATGCCGCAGCTAAGCAATCCACCGTTGTAGTTAAAACCGATTTGCCTAGCCTTGTTACCGTTGTCCAGGATGCCGTCATAACAAACAATCGTTATGGCAACAATTCATTCCAAGCCGGGGCAATAGCGGTCTAATGACACTGCCAACAATTAACGCTTTCATAAACTTTGGCTCTAGTGGGCCTTCATTTGCACAGACCATGATTTTAGATACTGGCCTATTAGATACCAACGTGTTAGGCGATGCCACATCACTTATTGTTGACGTGTCCAACGTGGTTAATTCAGTACGCACATCACGGGGCCGCAATGTTCAATCCAACCAATTTCAGACTGGCACGTTGACCCTTGTCATTGTTGACCAAAACGGAGATTTTAACCCACAAAATGCCGCAGGGCCCTATTTTTCATATTTAACCCCTATGAAAAAGGTACAGATAACGGCTACATATTCAGGCGTTACCTACCCGGTATTTAGTGGGTT